GTTACTGTACGGTAATGCCGAACGCTTTCTGGAAAGACAAGCGGGTTTCAATCGATATAGATTGAGGTTGCATTCCCCTTGCCACCAGGCTATCCCAGGTGTTAAAATTCAACACCCGGCTGAACAGGGCTTCACGCTTCTCCGAATCGAGCACATTCGGTGATTGTGAGCTGTTACGCCACAAAGACATAGACATAGCTTGTAGCACGGGAACGCCTCGGTTAAGAGACATTTCGCATAGTGCTATTGCCGCCATGTAGTCTCGCTGTCTATGAGCTTGCCACTTCTTGGACACCAACACATTTGATAGTGTCCGCTGTGGGTTCCTAATCATGGTCCACTTCCCTTGAACCAACACAGGTCGTGTTTGGCACCAGTCAATTTCTTCCAGGCTCTCAGCAACTTCGGCGATCTCCATTTCCATACCAAATTGGAGATAATGGTTTTTAAGATGGTCCTGTAACAGTGGTAAATACTTCTTGGAGACGAACAATAGAGCATCATCCCCATCCACCAACAGGTCCATTTTAAAATCTGCTGCAGCAAGAACGCTCAGCTTCTTCACCAAAGCTTTCCACATGATCAGTGAGATCACGCAGTTGCCAAGCCCTGTGTTCATGTCACCGGACATTCTTCCTCCGGTGATTTGATATTTAAACCCCGATCGGGTGGAACAGCAATTCTTAATTTGCATAGCAAGCAAGCGGGCAAACTCTGGGTCAGTCTGGAATTTCATATAATAAGCATGTTCTAGCCGGAGTAAGTCTGCATTAACGTGGAGATCAAATCTCTTTCCGTCAATGGACACCACGACACAATCTTCCAGATTTTCAAATTTTCGCTTAATGAGTTTTGCACGTTGCCGCATATTAAGACCTTTTGCTATAACACGGCCCACTCCATAGTGTTTACCGTATAATGTTGTCCCATATATCTCATGTTCTACGGGTTTTAAATATTGCGCCAATCGGGCAGAATAATTGGCGTCTCGAAATTGAATGGCTCGTGGGTCAGGGTTTATCTTATTGAAATAACAAATGCTCTCATTCTTGACAAACATTGTGATCTTCCCTGCCCACGGAGGTAGGCCATATAGGGTATTCTGTTCTATCGCCTTGCTGTATCTAGCGCGTTTAGCACCTGAGTATCTAGAAAGAAAGGTCTCAGGCTCCTCAAGAGGCAGGTGGAGTTGTTCAAGGTCACGCACAATTCTGCGTCCCATCTTCCACCCTGCATCTGTCATTTGAGGTACAGATTTCAACACTCTATTAACAATTGCGACCCTTTCATTGCAAGAACAGGTCGCATGCCGTAGAGGTCGCCACACACCAGGTAAATCGAACCTGCCCATGTGTATGGTGTATTTATGCGGATCTTTAAGATCATCCGACGTGGGCTCTCTCAAAAGTCGGCCAGACAGCTCTGTTGCCAGCTGTATAGACTTGCCGACGCAAATGTCCCGGAATGCGAGAGGGTGTTCCTATTTTATAGGGAGGGAGGCAGTCTCTAAGACAGTGCCTCCTCTAAGGAACGCATTGGTGGAGTCTGTGTTGGCTACGTTTCTGCCATAGGCCTCCATAAGGGAGGCGTCCGCAGGCGATTCCTCGGCAAGAGCGAGGTTACATCTACAGAAGATGTCCAACAACTCCAATTCACCAATGCCCGGGAATTGTGTCTTCAACTTTTCAAGAAGAATGTGTTTGCAGGACTGCAAGTTGGCAACAGTCCGCGGGACAGTGGTCCACACTCTTTGTGCTACGGTTAGAGCATCAACC